AGGTATTCGTCGGCGGCCGCAAGGTCGCCAGTGTCCACAAAAATCTTGAGTTGATTCTGTTCGCCGAATGTCAGACTCAAAGCGGTGGCAAGGTCGGCGATTGCTCGAATGTGATCGCGCACTTCTTGCTCATACTTGGCGACCTCTTCAGCACCACCACCAAACGCCTTAATGCCTGCCTCGTACACTGCGCCGAGCGATGTCTCAAGGTTGGCAAATGCCTCTGTTGTGTCCAGAGTGCCGAGCAAGATCTGCCATTCCTTTGTCAGTGTGGACAGTCCATCTTCTTGGTCTTCTAGTTCACCGTTAATAAGAGCCAATTGTTGACGACTATCGGCAAGCCGTGACGCCACATATCCACCGTAAGCATCGCCGAGACGCTTCGCTTCCTCAGATGTGTCCTTCGCTTGTTCCTCATTATCTCCGAATAACCCTGTCAATCCATCAACCGCAAATCCAACAACTCTTGCGACTGGGCTGATTGCTTTAAGTTTGCCTTGCCAACTGTCAAGACCGTTGATTGTGTTTACAAAGTAGCCGCCAGCCTCAATGACAAAGCCGTTCCACATGTCGCCAAGTTGATCCATGGTGTCACGGAACTCCTTGGCCTTCTTCAGTTCCTGATCTGAGATGACTTGCGCACCTGCGACCGCATCAAGAGACTTCTGTATCTCGTCGGAGCCAAGGTTGATGAGTTCAGCCATTGACTGCCAGCCCTTGCCAAGGAGTTGGGCCGCCGTTGTAGCGCGCAAGGCTGGATCCTTGATCTCGTTGAGTCGGTCAATGACCGCCAAAAATGTCCCATTGACATCTGTGAGGCCCGAGTCGGTGCGCACAACATCAACGCCTAACTCCTTAAAGAGTTCAGGAGTTGCGCCGAGCGTCTTGTTCATCTTGCCGATAGCCGACTCAATCGTGCCGGCCTCAATTCCGATATCGCCACCGACTTCTATGAAGCGTGAAGCCTGCTCAACCGACAGACCTGTCGCATCGGCAAACTTGCCTGCGCCCAGAGCAAGTTCTTGGAATTGTTTGATGGCATCTACTGCGAAGGTCGTTATGGCCGTTCCAGCCGCCATCGCAAAGTTTCCTGCGTTCGCTTTGACTGCGTTGAGAGCAGCGTTGCCTCCAGCCTTAAACTTGCCCATCGCGCCACTTGCCGCGTTGACGTCAGTTTTGAAATTGGCAAAGGCCGCCTTTGCGCTCTTGAGTCCTTTGTCCGAGAACTGCGTGACGATTGGGAGGTTAATTGCCATTAGCGCACCTTCATGAGTTCTTGGTTTGAGCGATAGATCACACGGTCAATAGTAGGGCCAAGTTCACGCTGGAAGTCTGGGATTGCTTTCTCGCCGCCAGCCCACATAAACCGAGACGGTGAACGACCTAGACGCTCATTAAGCAGTGGCACAAAGTTAGGTCTAGCCCGTGGGCCTTCTCCTGCGCTAGATCTCCTGCCAGCCATGTCCATCATCGCCAATGCCGCACCAGTAGTGCCGACCGTAATCACTGCGATGGTCTCATACTTTGCGCCTTTCTCAATGTTGCGCCGACGCGCTCCTCGAGTGTTCGTCTTAACTTTGACACCTTTATTCTTGGAGTTATACCAGCCAGTTCTTTTGCGGTGTTCCATACCTGACATCGGCGCACCGGGAGGAATCAACTCGTTGATGGCGGCCACGACGGTCTTCTCACCAATGCGCTTAATGTCGCGACCGATCTCGAGGCGTAGTTTCTTGTCCACTTTGTTGATGATCTTGAGAGACTCCTTGAGTCCTTCAATCTCCATGCTTGCGGTCAGATCTACGGCCATTACTTCTTCTCGTTCTGTTCAATGATAAGACGGATCATCTCATCTATTATTTGTGGCGGTGTTTCCATAAGATCAAGCGGACTGATCCCAGTCCTGACCGCCAACTGTGCGATCAGATTGGTGGCCCTTCCGACTTTTCCTCCGCTTTTGGGATAAAGGTGATATCTCCCACTTCGTCTAGAAACACTGGGAAAAGTTTGACAACTATCTTCTTCGTGCGCATCGCATCCCACGCCAGCCATGCCAACTGCTTGAACTTCATGTCTTCCAAGAACTTAGACACGGATGTCTGTGGGTGTTGGTCTTCCCAACGAGATGCGACACCATAAGTCACTGGTGCCTCGTGTGTCTCGCCGTTAAGCATCTCGATCTTGAGTGTCATTCCAATCATGTCGGGTCTCCTTGGATTATGGGGTGATGTCGCGTACGAAGGTGCCGCCAGTGAATGTCGCTTGGAAGGTTGCTAGTTCACCGTATGAGCCGTTGATTGGTGTGAACGATGCGAGCATTGCGTTGGTAATTGTGTATTCAGGGTTTGTTGCCGACTCGGATGAGCCTGCTGGTGAGATCACAAGAGTGGTGGTGCCAGTCCCTAGAGCGTTAAATAATGTTGTCTCAGTGGAGACCGTGCCGTAGAAGCCGTAGAAGGTTATGTCCACGGTGACACTCTGGAGGCCCTTGACATATAGGTGGCCTGAGTCGCCAAAACTAGTGGATTCAAGCGAATCGAAGCCGACTGTCAAAGTTGCGGACTGGGCGAATGTGCTGACGTCAATAATTCCGATGAAGATTGTGGGGTTTTGTAAGTAGGTTTGGGTGCTAGATGCCATGATGGTTTCCTTTTGTTAAGAGGTTCGCTGAGATGCGATCCTGATTGTGAGGTCGTATGCGGGAAGTTCTGCGGAGCCGATTGTTGCGACGGATGGGGAGCCCGACACCACTGCTATCCCAGAGTTCATGATTGTCTCCACGACTTCCAAAATGTAGTCAGTCGCGTCTTGGTTGCCGGGTGGCGCACCGAGGACTCGGAGGTCAATGGTGATGTCTGCGATCTGATTATTGAAGCATGTGAAGGTTGGGAGTTCAACGAAGACTGTGAGCGGTCGTGCGTTGCGAGGGTCTGTGACGGGTGCGAGACCGAGCGCAGTGAGGGATGCTGAGACCGTGTTGATTGTGTTCGTGAGGATGCCAGCCATCTCATGCCACTTGCGCTCTCTTGATTCCGAGGAGCGAGTTAATGCGCCCCATGGATGCCACTGGTGCCGAGATAGTCATATCTTGGAAACTTGAAAAACTGTCAATCGACCCTCTTTCTCGATACAGGCTAGCCGCCAGTAACACAACGCCAGCCTGTACGGCCGCATCTGGAACGGTCGTCAGAGAGTCGTGATAGCCAGCCTGAGAACGTCGCTTGAAGCAGTAAGCATTGGCCGCATTGACAGAGGTTGTCATGAATGCGGTGTCATTGGCCGTTGCGCCTGAGATCCCGAGGAATTCGGTAAGCATTCCGACTGTGATCCAACTACAACTCGTCGGCACTGTCCAAGTGAGAGTGCCGACCGGGGACACTTCATTGCGTGTGAGGTCTGCGGCCGTAACTTGAAAGAGGATCTGATTCTTGATAACGACTTCAGTGTTGAAGAGATAGTCACCTTCGGCAGATACACCAGTAAACAAGTAGATCGGTATCTGGAATACTTTGCGTGTGCCGTTGATCGTTGAGGAACATCCAGCAATGGTGACATTCTGCCCGATGAGAATGTCAGTTGATTCGAGGGTCTGAACCACGCCAACATTGTCAAGCACTTGTTGGTGCGTGATTGTGTATGAGGGCATGGTTCAGACTGCGTTCGGAATCAGGCTTGTGGGATCTTCATAAACTGGTTTGCGTCAATCATGATTGGTGCGAAGTAGCCACGGAAAGCCACATCGCGTGAGAGCGTTGATGCTCCTGAACCAATGTCGGCAACAATTGCGCCCTTCTGTTGCTCGTAGCAACGGAACGCTCCAGTGGCGGCCGCTCCCACAATCGTGGTCTTTGCCGCGAAGTTGGTGTCCACCACGAGGCGAAGCCCGAAGACGATGGATTCGCGTGAAGCGGCGTTCATTGTGCCGAACGCATTCATTGGGCCGACCTGTGGGAATAACGGTCTGTCCGACGTATCCGAGAGCGTTCCCAATTGCGCAAATACATCGCCGGACACGAAGAGATGATCTGGCAAGTAGTTGCCGCTGCTGAGAATGGTGTTGGCGCAAGCGTAGATCTTGGCAACCCAGTCGGCTGGATCTGTTGGAGCCACATTGCCTGTGGTCTGAGTTGTGCCAGTCAGTAACGCATCGGCCGCGACATCGTCGGTGAAAAGCGCGTATTTTTTTCCGAGGTCTTCTAACAATGCCCCGAGAACTTCTGGGTCTGACCAGTCGATTGAGGCTTCCGACAGTTGGACATAGCCACCGTAGATTCCCTTAGTGACCTG